GCCGTATCCAGGGATGCCGCCGCCTGTCCAGTTAAATGATGAAGATAATAATGGCACATGCCCCGTTAGGCTAAATGTAGCTCCAGACGATGCAGGAAGTGAAAATGCAGCCAAATTAGCCTGATTAACGACCTTGCTTTGGACGCCGCCAGATGCGCCAAGGGCTGTCGCATTGAATAGGCCGCCAGCGCTCGTAATCCGGTTAGCTGCAGTCCCGCCCATATTATCCTGACCTGCAGGAACGCGCCCACGAAGATCAGGAAGCCCAAAATTCCCCGCCGTGCATGTTCCGTATGCCGTCCCTATTTTTGAATATAAATTCGGATATTTCGTCGCTGAAACGCATGATCCGTCAGTAATCAAATATCCTGCATCTGCAGTTCCATATGCGGCAATCTGGATGCTCCCGACCGGGACACCAACATTTAGGCAATCGCATCCCCATGTACTCGCAGATGGATAATAGGTGAAATGGGCCGTTTGGCCATTCAGCGCGAGAATAACAGATGATTGGCCTGCGATCGTTTGCCCCCCCGGCGGGGAGATCGTGACTGGATACAGATTGAAATTCTGCGCGAGATCCTGAATTTCGATTGTCGCGGCATTGGAGCACGTTGGAAGCACTGCGGACGAGGCCGCTGGCGATACCGTGCGGATGATTCCGATCTGAGAATCATTGCACGACATCGCAAATGCGCCACTAGCGCTAATCGTTCGCGCCGTCGCCCCTATCGGGCTATATTCGAGCCAATTCGCCCCGCCAGCATCTGGATTGCTCGTGTTATTGTCTACCTGGCTGAACCAATATGCCCCCGGGACACCTGAAACGGTGAGCACCGACTGCTTCGGATACCCCCCGATCGATGTCGAGAATGAATTGTCATAGCCGACCGGGCCGCCTGCATTGGCCCACCTGACCCATCCAGAGATTTGGCACAAAACGCCATTGAAATCCTGCCCGAATGGCGGAATTCCGCCAGCTCCTGCCGGGAGAAATGTTATTGGTGGAAACCCGTCCGTCCAAGAAGCCCGGCCCGGTGAGATGCCGGTTTGAGTCGGGATCGGGATCGGGCATGTCACGTTTCCGCCCGGCGCCGATGTTGCCCAGATTGTTGGGATTTTTGTCGGAATATTGGAGTCGCTCAAAGCATATGCCTGATTTAGCAACGCCAAGAGCGACAAAACCGCCAGAAACGGGACTTTAATTTTGTTCATCCTCACGCCCCTTGAACGACATTTGCGAGAACGCCAGATGTGCGAGGTAAAACCCCGGATGTTTCAACAATCGCGAGCTGAACCGGCGTCAACGCGACCGGGAATGTATAGGTCATCGTTAAGTTCAGCCCATCCGCGACATAAACATTTCCCATATTTGGGAAAAGATTCATCAGCAACTGATTGATCGATGGAATTGATCCATCGCATATATTTGCCAGCGCCTTCGCTAATATCAACGTACGATATGCCGAATCTGACAACGTATAATTGTTTGTCGAAAGAACGCCCCCATAGAATGGCCCGTTGCCAAATGTTTGCCAACTAGACGCCTCTTCAAAACCAAGATAATTCCCCGGCGGGATCGCCAGAACGCGATTTACCCCGACAATCCTGCCCCATATGTCAAGACCATACCCAACTGCGGTGTCCACATTCCAGATTGTATCAAAAAACTCATCAAAATTCAATGTCGGATCAACGTATTGCGCCATATTTATGCAGATTTGGCTAAGTATCTGGCTATTGGAATATTGCGAAATTATCGTAGACCATGGATTGAAAGTTGGAATATCTCCGATTTGAGATACGCCAGCGACAAATGACCCAATCGCATTCGACCCAGGATTCGGATATTGGTATTGATCAGATTGGTATCCAATTGGAGAAACCCCAATTGAAAATGTGCCGATTGAATTCGGATATAACCCAGAGTCGTTTATTGGGCTCGGAGGCCCTGAACCTATCGGCATGGCTAAGTCACCGTCACGACAACGCTAGCGAGCGAAATTGCAGGATGCTGGTTAATATTTGCAGAAACCAAATTCACAGTCGCGGCGCATGTCGTGACCACGATCCCGCAAGTGACCGCTGCCCCAGATGCTGTCGTATCAACACTCGTCCCATAGACGCCAGCACCCCCCAAAATTCCAGAAATAAACGACGTGATCGTGGTCCCGCTCGGAATGCCGGATGCTGCTGAAATAACATCACCAATCCCAATCGTGCCGGTCACAGACGATGCCGTTATCTGGTTTGCCGCATTGCGCGTTCCTGTAAAAGTCGCGCCAGCGATTGTCAGACTATTGCTGATCGTATAATTTCCAATCCCTCCACTGCCGGTTCCGAATGCCGTTATGGTTGTCCCAACCGTGAACCCGGATAGAGAATCCAAACCGGATAGAAATTGACCGATGGCGAGCGTTCCAGACGTTACCGATTCAACGGTGAAAAGCGTTCCGACGACATATCCAACGACGACGGCTGAAGGCTGGTTATTCGACCCGACAAAAATAGATCTTATCGACGCCCATCCGCCAAGAGCGGCCACGACTGACGAATACGCAGCTGCATAAATAGTTGACCCTATCCTCGCCTGCGGTGGAGATGGCGAGTTTGTAACAGGCGCCGATGTAATCGTCGTAGAGGGCGTGTTTTGCGTTGTGCCTACCGTATAAGTCCCGGCGTTCCCCGTCCCTGTTCCAAGGCCAGAGATCGTCGTACCGGGGATAACGCCAGCTCCAGATATAGTCTGGCCAACGGCAATCGTTCCAGACGTTACATCCGTCACGGACAGAATATTCGACGCAATCGAACCTGTGAACACAGCTCCCGCATTGGCCCCATTGAAGGCGTTCACGATAGCTTCTTGAATTTGCGTCGACGCCGTGGCTGGCACCAATGTTGTATTGGCGATGCTAACCGCAAAATAAATTTGGAGAGTAGATGGCGTCTCCCATGTAATCGTATAGCTTGGCGCAGGTGGAGAATACGCAGAATTTGTATCAGTGACGACAAGACTATTATTCCCCAAATATAAGGGGATACCCGGCGGCTTTTTCCTAAAAATAGCGTCGGCAACCGATGCCGCTGCCCCGCCCGTTACCGCGACATACAATGTGTTGGCCGGAATAGTGACGCCTTGAATGGTTTCGATTGATGATGTCGGGTTATCGATGACATATGCATCAAGGACACCCGATACGCTAAGAAGCGCGCCCAACAGAGACGTGTTAGAATTGACAGCATTTGCGGCAACGGATCGCTGGCGCCTAAGTTCAAATTGTTGCGATCTCTCTGTGTTATTTCCAGCAGTACCGCCGCTTACCGTCGCTGAGTCCCATCCCGGGATCGATTGATAAATAGTAACCGCAGTCGGAACAGGAGTCGGCCCCGGAACTACCGCGGCAAATGTCAGAAGAATAGACCCTCCCGCGCTCGGCAATGTTCCTGCCTCAGTACACTGATATATATTTCCTGATGAATCCTTCAAAAGACCGTAGTTAGTTGGCCCGGCAGGAATTGTCGCACCTGCCCCAAAACATTGAACCTGAAGAGTCGTCGGTTCAGCCGCATTTCGTGTGAGATAATTTATTCTAGCTATGGCATCCTGCATTCGCCCCTGCGAATACGCGGGATCAACCTGTGTTGCAAAATATACGATCTCTTGGTTGCAATTGTTAACTACAGCGGCTAGAGTTGATGCAAGCTGACCCTGCGGTGTATTCAGATTAAAGTTGAATGTGACGCTATAGGCGGCATTATAATCCTGCTGCACGCCAGCGAGTACAGCCGGACCAGATGGCGCAATTGGGCCAAGATCCCCCCAACTTATGGTTGGAACATTCGTCGTCCCGGTGTTGGCCACTCAGACCCCCTGCGGCGCGATGACGGAGAAGTTGGACGCTGATACCTGTCCAGTTACGCTAACGATTTGCACCTGCCCTGAAACGATGCGATTCGTGAACGATGAAATATAGACGACGGCCGACGCAATACCTTGCACGGTCAACGCCGCGTCAATGAGTTTCTGCTTTAATATCGATAGTGTCGGCGTCTGCCCAAGAATTTGCTGAAGCCACGGAATGCCGATTGTCGTATCCCAATAAACCTCGCCGAGAAACGTCTTGATGGCCGATGCCGCATCCTGCGCGAGGCCGTAGGGCTGCGACGCGAGCGCCATGTTCCCGTTGCTGTCGACAACGAGATCCCAGCTTGCGGAATCGAGCAGCATCGTTGCGAGAGGCTGAGAAGCCATGGGCTAGGTCCCCGCTGTCGGCGCAGCTGTCGGCTGCTCCGTATCGCCATGGCTATCGGCGGCCTGCGTATGCGTATGGGTCTGCAATCCGACTTGACCAGCGCCGCCCTGACCCGCGACAATGGTTCCCGTCGCGGCGAGATTCCCACCAACGGTAAACGTCGCCCCGGACGGGGACGCTGTGACGGTGCCTGAGACTGCAAAGTTTCCATTCACGAGGAATGTTCCTCCGTTTGCCGGCGTCGCGGTAATGCCGGCCGAATTTGAGCTTATCACATTCCCGAATTTATCGGAAATATTGAAGCTCCCATCGTCTTTGAACCAAGCCGTTGCTTTCGGAACCTTGTTTCCAAATCCCCCGATATAAATTCCGTCTGAAACATTATATTTCCGATTTGACCCCGGATTGACCATCGGCGATTTGCCATCGGCCAACGCGCTTTTGAGGCTGGATATATCGCGGTCAGAACATGCGATGAATCCTATGTCTCCTACAGCAGGATCGCAGATGATCGCCCATGATGCGCCTTGGATGCGGAAATACGGAACACCATAGACAATTCCTTGCGGCGTCGCGTTGCCAGCTCCGTCAAGCTGGCTGATAACGAGTTGCACATCTACTGTCCCGCCAGACGGAGGAGATCCAGTTCCTGCGTGAACAGTTTTGACCTGACACGGTTTGATCGTATCAAGAAGCGCCATTCTCTGCCGGATGATAAAATCCAGCGCGGTAAAGTCTGAATTTGCATCCAGAGGATCTTGCTGGCCGACGCCAACGCTCCCCGCATTTGATATGCTGCTCATCGGCGGCCTCACGATGCTGGCGGGATAATTGCCTTCGAATACCCTGGATTATAAGCGAATATTGTACTGAGCCAATCTCCCTTTGGAAACATGCTATCAAGAGACAGATCTAGTTTATTTACAGCCCATTGGGTCGGGAATACCGAAGACCCCTGCTGCGATTGAGATGATGCAATCCCGCTTAATAGACTGCTCTGAACCGTGATCAGACTTCCAAATGAAATTTGTGTATTAAAAATCGTTTTTACGATAATCCCCTGCTGAGTAAATGCAGGGTATCCTACCATTCCGGTTTCGGCTGAAATTACTGGAATGTTTGGCGTTTTCCGGTTTCCACCCTTCGGCCAAATCGCGAGTAAATTGCCATTGAAAATTCCGTATTCAATTCCGGCGTGCTCTGCGATCTTATCGGCTTGGGTTTTGAGTGACCCAGAGAGATAGGGATTTGCAATCTGAACGGAAACGTTATTATTTTCAAATCCGACATTCATCTGGCGCGCAATTCCAGACATAATAGTGGCAACGTCAGTCGTCCCGGCAAAGCTCGACGAAATGGCTGGAGCCGTAGCGTTAGCGACACCGCTTAAGCACTCAAAAATAAATGGAACATCAGGTTGCGCAGAATAATCACCATATGCCGCGTAGATCGTTCCAGAAAACACGGCTGACATTCCAGAGACGGAGTCTCCGGCTGAAATTGTTAACGTATTTTTTGGAACGATATTAAAAACAAGACCAAGAGTTGCAAGCTGATTCATAAGACTTGGCGTCATACCCCAAATCTTCACTTGCGCGCGACCGTCTGCCGGGGCACCCGAGTTGCTTATTCTCACGCTTGCTCTTGAACCCGTCAATGTTACGGTATCAGTCCCGCTTTCAGAAAATGAATTCGGCTGATTCGTCTGTGTGTTTGACGCGAGTTGAACAGATATGGAAATAAGACGTTGGACAAATGACATTACCCCGAAACCCCTAAAACAGAGAGATCGGATGGAGAAAGATAGATAAGCTTAAACCTTGTTCCTAGACCCGTATAAACAGGGTCGGAACTACCTTGTGTATCAAAAAAAACGAGATCACCTGAAAAACCCAAATATGTATCCCTTACTATCCTTACGAGATTTTCACATAGAACGCTTGCTATTATCAGAGAGCCACCAACATATAGTGTGAGAAATAACCCAAATGGATATTGCTGTATATTTATAGTGCAGGCTTGGTTATCAAGCTGAACCTGCAATGTCATGTTTTGCAATGGCTGTAATGGAACGGTAATCATCTAATTAACGCCCCCTGATATAATGCTTTGTTGCGATGACTGATCCGTAGATTGAGATTGAACATTACCTAATGATTGCTGTCCAGCTTCCCCCGGCTGCTGCGTATTCGAAAAATCAGATGATGCAGACACCGGAACTTTCTTGAACCACATATCGACAACGATAAGCGTTGCACCACGATCTGCAGATCGGCGCCAATCGATATGTGTGACATTGCAGCTCGTAAACGTCATTTCCGGCGTCACAATATCGAAAAGAGAAAATGAGTTTGAAATCGCAAGGCATGTGCTTAGAAACCCCTGACGGGCTGAAGCGCCGCCACCATTCCCGTTTGATGCCAGCCGCATTTTTACGTCATACGGGAGTGTCACCTTGTCATATGCTTGGAATGCCCCGGCCTCTTGTGGATATGTTGAAATCGGCCAGTCTTGAGCAAATTCAAACTCAACTGTAGAAGCCGTAGTCGGGACTATATTAGATGAACCAACAAGAGAAGCCAAAGATTGAATTGTTGATAATGTGCTACCAATCGTTTGACTATATATGGATGCTGGTTGAATGACCGCATTTCCATCGAGATAAACCCCCCAAGTTGAGGAGTTTAAAACACTCAATCCTAAATCTATAGCATCAGAAAGGAGAAGTTCGATGGAAGCCATCATGATTGTCCATAATTGGCCGCACCAGCATAAAGACTTCTCTGAAGAGCTGGGCCTATTTCCTTCGCTATACCTGCAGCATCCGTGGCATGTGGCGCATTTATATTCACGCTGGCGACATTTATCGTCGTGGTTTTGGAATCCCCACCTCTCATTGAGGATTTATCATGGTTCAGAACTCTCGGGGCTTCTTTAGCTCCCGGCGACGGCAATCCTTGACGCGGCAATCCATGCCATCCATGCCAAGGCCCCCAACCTGTCTTGATCGCCTTGTCGAGGGAGAAGTCAATCTGTTCGCGCCATGTATTAGGGTCACGCAGATTCCCCTTGAATTCGTCACCCAGCCCGCCACCGACATGGAGCTGCATAGGCCCGAATGAAGTTCCCTGATCTCCTGTATAGTTTGACTTCCCCTCGCCGCGATAAANCCCGACAGCGACATTTGGGTCAATCCCTCGCTTGAGTGCGGNGGCGCGCAGATACGCTTCAATATCAGCAACGGACGCCGTATATCCTGGCATGACACCGCCATCCCCTACGCGAGCGCCAGCGGCCTGTGCGGCTTCCGAAGCGACTTGCGCGCCAGTTGCCGCACGATATGATTTCTCTCCGCTGGCGGCCCTCGCTGCTTCAGCAGCTTCATCCGCACCCTCTGGCCCATAAAACTTTTCGGCTATCCCGGGGAGACCCCAACTCCGCAACAAAGATCCCGGGCTACCAAATTTTGTAATCACATTATTCCGAAAAGTTGAATTCAGTTCCTTTCCTTTTTCGCTCTCCGGGGTTGTATTTATCCCCACAACGATAGCCTTGAACAGGTCGAGTATTTTAGTGAGAGCAGGCGCCAGCCATGTGACCAATGTGCGCCCTAGACTTGTCGCAGACTGCTCAAGAAGCTCTAATTGTTTCTGATATTTTTGAGCTTCTTCCGCGCTTTCCCGCGTCGTGACGCCAGCTTCCCGCGATGAGGAAATGTATTGCTCCATTGCCTTTCTGCCAAGAAGAGCAAAGTTAATCATATCCTGATTGGCGCCAGGGATCATTTGCAGAAATGCAGCCGCCTGTCTCGGATCCATTCCTTTTACTGCATCAGAAAGATCAAGCCATAATTGACCAGCCGTTTTTAGATTGTGATTTTGGTCATAGAGGCTGACGCCAAGCCGCGATAAAACCGGCAAAATAGAAGATTGCCCGGTCATGACAAAATTCATCATCTCGCCACTGAGACCGCCAAGCGCCGCATTAGCTGATTCGGCGCTACCCCCGACTTGCTTGATCGCGCCTTGCCACGCAGAAAGTTCGCTCGCGCTGACATTCATCGTCTTGGCGAGGCGGCCGGTTGATGCGTCTAGATTCGTGACGAACCCGAGAAATTCCTTCGCCGCCATTCCACCTGCAATAGCGCCAATCCCGAGCAATGCGAATTTTCTAATTTCCCCGAAAAGATCGAGAACTTTTGTTCCTTGGCCTTCTATTGACTTACCTGTCCGAAGGGCTTCCTGCTCAAATTTATTCATCTGATCAAGCGCGTCGCGCTGACCCTTGGAGAATTTTGTAGTGTCAATCCCAAGCTCAAGGACAAAACTGTCCAAAACGGAAGGCATTACTTTTTCTCCAGAGCCTTGTTAGCCACATGCTCATTGTGAGAATTGACCATATAGACCTCGATCAAATCATAAAGATCCTCAAGGCTATATTCGGTTCGAAGATCCTTCAACGTCACGAATGGGCGATCCATAGAGAGCGCCAAACCGATCAAAGGCGGCACATTCAGGTATTCGGCGAATCCACTTGCCGCGCCATGATCGCCGAGATCAAGCTCTTGACGGCTGCGGCCGGTGAAAAACCCGTGTGTACCCGTAAGACTTCAGATCGCAGCCAAAGCCTTGTTCCAACTTCCTCAATATCGTCAGGGCTGACGATTGATGTTGCAACAATTTGTCCCGTTGACGTGTCTCTTGCCTTTGGATCACGCACGATCTTCACGCATTCAAGCAATCGGTCGAGAATTGGAATAATCTCCGAAGCCTGCATTTGCCCGCGAAGAAATGTGTTAATCCCTAGGACAAATATTGCCTCCATTCCGAGGCCAAGCATCCGCGCCGTATCAATCTGTCCGCCGCCCCGATTATAGGCAAGCAAAGCGCTCATGGCCCATTTCTCGGCTTCGCTTGCGCTCCACTCCGTTATCTGGAAATATTTCCCAGCATCCCGCCCGCCGGAATCTGGCACGCGAACGATTTCACTTTTCCGCATAGTTCCACCCTCACGCCGTAGGAACCGGGACAACACGATTCCAGACGATCGTGTATTCGCGAGGCTGAAGGATTTTCTTGACATTCGGCATGGGCTTATATGAGCGCAGGCCGCCGTTTATTAGGCTGAACGTCAATCCAATTGATGGCAAAGTAATTGTCCCGTTCAAAGGATATACGTCCTGAACTGCTTCCTGCTGTGTGTTGATCGTATCGAAAAAATCATTCGATGATGAATCCGCCTGCAGGGTTATTTTCTGAGTTCGCGGAACCCAAACGAAGCCGAACGAAAGAACTCCGTCCACGCCCATCAAATCCTCCAGGATTTGGGCGGGATCGATGTCTGTAACCTCGTCTGCCGCAAAACCCTGTAGCTGCTGCGGAACAGGGAAAAGCGTCGATTGCGAAATCGAAATGATAGAATTTGCGCCAGTCAGTGACATTTAATTTTCTCCGTTACTGGATGGCGACCGAGGACAGGCTTATGCTTTGAACGCTGCCGCGATCAAGATACCAGAATGTAATCGGCCAAGGCCCGCGCGTCGCGCGCACTGTAGGCGGCGGGACATTGACCTGCAGATAATACCCCTGCGATTGGATCGTATTGGCGATATCGACGCCGGCCGATGTATTCACCGCAATGATCTGGCTAGACGATAGTGTTCCGGGGCCGTAAGCACCGAACGAAAGGCCCTGCTGGATTGGCCCACTCAACGCCTGCTGGATAATTGACGCTCCCGCAACGCTGAATGGGATCGAAAGCGTATTTTGGAATAGCGTGAGAAGAGTAACCTGCAAATAGCTGTTAAGCCATATCTGCGTCTGGTAACTGTCCGCCCATTTAAACGGGCCGGT